GTATTCGATATCCGCCACCTCACTCCGGGAAGTCAAGTCATACTCTTCCATGAGCTTCTTGGCATCGGTGGGAGCCTTTGCCGAGGCTACCTTTCCCGTCTTTTCCATACCGGGGAAGGATACCAAGGTTCCGCCCGTCAACCCGCAGTGCATATCTTGCCGGTAGACGCAATCGGCGCACTTGACCGCTCCGATGATGGCGTTGTTGACCGCAAGCTTCTGCTTAAGGAGTTTGCAGTCGATTTGAGAAAGGGCAATCTTGAGGCCCTTCGCCTTAAGAGAGGCGACGAATTCCTTGATTGCTCTCCCGGCGTGTACCGACCCTATCTTATTGATACCATGCTGGTAGATGGACTCAAGGGACTTTCCTTCCTTGTGCATCTTTTCAATGGTAGCGACAGTGAATGGAGCGGAGGCTGTCTTGTGCTGTTCTTCCCTCTCCACCCGTAGGCTCTCTATGGTCTTTGCCGAGGTCTTCTGAACCTGACGGTTGGCAAAGTGCTTGGGTTCTACCCGCATACCATCCCGGTTGGCAAGAGCGACCAAAGCCGCTTTCTTGGACCCGGCTGGCACGCCTGCGGTCAGCCGGTTGACAACCGTGGCAAGCTCCTTGGCATTTGCTACCACGGGTAGGTGGTAGAGGTTGCAAGTCTTGGCCTTAAAGAAAGCGCAGCCCTCGCACCCGGCTACCTTCTTCACGGAGGCGGCACGGGGCTTGATTCCTGCGGCTTTCCAAGCGTTGAACTGCCGGACGCAGTCGGCGGAGCTTACCGGTCGAGACCCCTGCTTGGGGATGGTGAACACCGGCTTGGAGCATTCCGGGCAGAGCGCTACGGCGTCCCGGAACTTCGGCTTGACTTCCTTGTTGCAGTGACGGCAGAAGTTCTTCTTTTCCGAGGCGATGACTTGGTTGTTCTTCTCGTAGGCCGGGCTTTCCATGTCCATCTGGGAGTTGGGGAGGAAACCCTCGGAGGAACCGGGTTCCATGTAGGCGAGGCCCAGAACCCCGGCGTTATTATTCAGATAGGACATCCCCATGTTGTCCTTTTTGTCCAGAAGCTCGATTTCAGCGACTTTCTGAACAAGGGCGGCAACCCGTGCGGGCGGCGTTCCTTGATTGAGGAGTTTCTTCACATAGGCAAGGATTTCGGCGTCAGACCGGTTACGGTTGGCGACCCCTTCCCGTCCATGCTCATCCTTGGAGGTTGCTTCACTGTGGGCCTTCTCGAAGTCCATGGTGATTTCATCGAATAGAGATTCATCGCTGCCCCGTTCATTCTTGTAGTCCTCGGCATGAGTGGCGAGCCGGGTCCTTCCCGTTTGTCCGGCACCCAGCCGGGGGAGGGCCGCTTCCTTCTCTGCCATACGGTTGAGGAGCGTGGCGGACTTAGAGTCGGACGGAAGTTCGGTATGCTTGGACTCCCCGGCGAGGTCGTCAAGGAAACTCTCATCAACGTACTGCTGGGTACGGTCCTGTTGCTCCTCGCCAGACTTTACGGCGTCCTTGAGACCGACCAAATCCCAGTCGGGTTTCCGGTCTGAGAGAAATTCGTCAATGATTGAACTATAAACCTTTTGTTGTGCCATCTTATACCGCCTCCACTCCCTTGTTTCCTCTTGGACTTAGTTTTCTCACTTCACGCATCCTAATAGCAAGAGATTCCCTTTGTTCATCGGACCACACTCTATGGGAATGAGCTTCAACCATCTTCTTTCTAGTTTCATTCGAGTGGTGTCTTCCTAACATTGGCGACCTTATTCCTTTCAACTTCCTTGTTTCAGCCCGTTTTTTCAAAGCATCTGTTGTGGGCTTTATACCTAAATGACTGAGTCTCAACCTCTCTCGTGTTTTCTCCGAAGCTTTACTCCCCAAACGTCCTTTTCTTTTTGCCATCTTTTCCCGGAAATCTGGTCGTTCCCAAATTTCTTTCATGATACGGCTTTGGTTAATTCCAAAAGATGGGTTATGTGGTCCCGTAAACCCCTCCCCTCCCCGGCAGATGTTATATCCATACTCGGGGTCTTGCGCCCGCAAAAACCGAATGAACTCCCGTTCGCACTCATCAAGCTCCTCACGGGTCTGGATATCCGAACGAAGGGCATGAATGGACCAGACTTGGGGGTCCGGGTGCTTGCGCATGGAAGCGAATAAATAAGAACCACCCTTTCCTTCATTGTGTTTTGCAGCGGACAACTTCCGTTGCAAGTAAGCCCTTAGATTCCTTCCTTTATGCTGACCGACATAGTACTTTCCAGTCTTATGATTAACAATCAAATAGATAAACATTTGAACTCTCCTTTAATAACACTGTGGAAAGTCCATTTTTACTTTACAAGGCTAAAAGGTTAAATCTCCCAATATTTCATCCATAAAACCAGCCGGATTGTCTTCCGGTGCAGCCGGGAGATGGTCACCGTTATCAACCTCATCTCCTACCAGCCGAACAATTTTGTTGCCCCGTATCTTCCAGAAGTCCTTGCTGCTTTCGCAGATGAACGTGTTCCCAGCACAGCGGGAAAGCCCGAGAGAGGCAGCTTTACGCAACAACTCCCTCGGGATTCCCGAGGAGGGTAGAAAGTTGAAAAGCCTTGATGTTTCTAGTCCAAAGGGCACTTGCATCCGCAGCTTACCCATGACACTCTCCTATTAGATGGGGTAGGTAGTTAAAATTTCGGTTTTTTACCCCAATTTCGAGGTATACTGTAAGTGGGAAGATGTTTTCCGGGCTGCTTGGCAGTCCGTGGAAAGGAGGGTGAAACTTTATGCGCCTCTGATGCGTCTAAGGAATTGCCGATTTTTCCATGATTTCTCTGGTATTATTATTAGCCGGGAGTGTCTTTATTCCCCGGTATCCACTATTAGCTTGGGAGGATTGAGTATGGAAATTACTCGCAAGGGTCCACCTATCATTAGGCTTGTTCCCGAGGAGTACCCGCCTGAAATCAATGAGTTGCTCTCGCTTCTAGCTCCCTTTTTGATGAAGCTTAAGCAGCAGCTTAAAGATGAAGTCAAGGCCGAGGTTCTCAACGAATTGACCGGTTTGGTTAAAACCCCCACACCGGCCATCATATCCGATTGGCATTTTGGACCCATTGTGGAGGAAGTTGTACCCACCCCACCTGTTGTTCTTCCGGGCATTGTGCCTATACAGATTCCCGAGGCAGCACCAGCCGTTCCGCCTGCCCCAACCCCGGAGCCGGTAATTGAAGTTACTCCTGAACCGGTGATAGAGGTTCCCCCTGAACCAGTGGTGGTCCCGGAGCCGGTGGAAGAAACCGTCCCCGAGCCGCCGCCTGCTCCATGGACTCAGCCGGGTGACCCACCGCCGCCACAACCACCGCCTGAGAAACCCAAGCGGGGTAGGAAACCCACGAAAGTCAAAGTGCCTAAGCCGCCCCGGAAGGGTGGTCGTCCGGCGACCTACAAGAGCGACACGGAGAGCGTTCATTACAAGTGCCGTAAGTTGTGGGCGCAGGCAAATCTTCTGCGCAAGAACAAGGGGCTTCCTCCTATTCCCAAAGCGGAGTTTGAAGCTACCTATTACCTCAAGCATCCTCCAGAGACGGGACAGGTTCCCAAGACGGAACCGGTCGCACCCGCTCCTCTGGAGGATGGCTAATTACCTTAAAACAAGAGACTTAGGGTAAAATCAAACAAGCTCCAATGAAGGTTGTTTTTGCTCCCACCGTACCTCCACCCGAGGGAGCGGTGGTAGCTACTCAAGACGGGTATACGGGGGACATCATTTACATTGCCAAAGACGGGCACTACATCGGGGATGATGGTTTCGTAGTTCCCAAGAACTTTGTGGAGTTCTACGAGCGGTTCCCGACCATGGTTCGCAATTGGGTCAAGAAGCGCCTGTCCACTCAGCCGAACAATGAAGTAGAGGATTGGACACAGGACCTTCTTATCCACCTACAATCTCTTCCTGACGAATCCAAGCACCGGGATGCGGGCAAGACAGACCTTGTGCAGGTGTTCGACCCCTTCCGTCAGTATGGAGCGAGCGAGCGCCGGTTCCGTCACTTCCTGAACGTGTGCCTCATGCGGAAGTTTCTCACAGTGGGAAGCAAATTCTTCCGCAACCCCTTGAGCCGTATGGATAACGTGTCTTTGTCGGCAGCGGAACAGGACGAATTCATCATGCAGTCGGGTGGTGTGGACGAGTACGTCTACAAGAATTCCACCGAGCTTTCCTTGGGCACTGATAAGGAAGCCAAATCGCAGGACGACCAAATGTTTACCGGGGAGTTCATTGACTTTGTTGTTGATAGGAACCCGGAGGTTGCCCCGCTTTTGACCGCCGTTCTTCGCTCCGGGGGCAGCTTTGCGGATACCCGGCGTTTTTGGTGTACCACCTGTGACTGGTTGGCGACCGAGAAAGAAGTCCAGTCCGGCTTGCATTCTGGTCACCAGCTTGGTATTGACCAGAAGGAGTTCAATCGGTTCCGGGGGCGTCTCAAAGAGCTTGCCGGACAGTTTGTGAGAGAGGAATAGGGGGCGTATGCGGCTCTGCGAAGGCTGTGAGCGAGGCAACCACTTCATGTGTGTGGGGCATTACTGCGAATGTGATGACGCAGAGTGCAACGCCATAATGACCGGGCACGTGGTATGCCCGCCTTGTAAAGAAGGCAAGCACATTGATTGCCTTGGGCATAATTGCCATTGCCAGCATTTCAGGTGGAGAGTCTTTACTTGTGCGGAGTGTCAGGCTTACGGGAAAGGTGGAGAAAATGAATTGAATATTCATTGACCTTGACGGTGTCGTGGTGGACTTCGACCGCTACAAGCGGGAACACGGCAAGCCGGGTGAGTGGATTAAGATGCAGCCGGGGGCGTACCTCGCTATGGAGGAAATCCCCGGAGCCGTCGCCGCTATCCGACATCTTGCCAAGATGGGATACGAACCCATCATCGCTACCAAGCCGCCTACGGGCGTGTCGCACGCCTACGCTGAGAAGGCGCAGTGGGTGTTGAACCACATGCCTGAGATGCAGCGTCACATCATCCTGACGCATGACAAGGGCCTGCTCGGCGACCATGGGGACTTCCTGATTGATGACCGGCCTCACAAGGCGAACTGCACCACCTTCAAAGGCAAGTTGCTCATCTTCTGCGAGAACTTTGAGTGGGACCAAATCATTGATTACTTCATTGCCATCCTGATGGCGGAAGCCAAACGGGGTAAGGACTAATTTTGAAAACCCACATCCTCGTAGTGTTAGATATCCATGTCGGTTCTCCTGTAAGCCGGGCGAGAGAACTCATAGAACTTCTGGATAAGGTGGAGTTCGACACCTTGTTGATAGATGGCGACCTGTTTAATGACCTCGCTTTCACCCGGTTGACAAAGGAGGATTGGAAACTCCTATCCTATCTTCGTAAGCTAACCAAGCACGCCAAGGTCATATGGGTGAAAGGAAACCACGATGACCCTGTAGCAGAGGTTGTAGCCCACTTGCTCGGCATAGAGCTTGTGCAGGAGTATGAATGGGAGGAAGGCGAGGAGAGATACCACGCCGAGCATGGCGACCGCTTTGACCACTTCATCAACAAGTATAAGACTGTCACTAACGTGGCGTGCGCTATCTACTTCACGTTGCAGATGATGGATAAGAAGACTCATCGGTTCAGCCGGTTCGTCAAGAAGGTTAGCAAGAAATGGCTCCGCCTGTCTACGGAGGTTGCCACGAAGGCTCTGGCCTACGGGGAGATGAGGGGACGGCACATCATCTGCGGTCATACCCACCGGATAAGTAAGAAAAAGGGGCAGGTCATGTATTACAACTCCGGGTGTTGGATGGACATCCCCAGTACTTTTCTTACTGTTGATAAGCACGGTGTGCGGATGTACAACGTGGACAAGGATGGGGGGATTGAGGAGGAGAAGTGAGTAGGCGACCAGTGTGCCATTATTGTAAGAAACCCCTCAGCGGAAATATTAAGACTAAGATACACCGAAGGGGGAAGAAACAAAAGTTGTAACCTAAAAATGAACTATAAACCCCCTTTGTATGGGGGTTCTATGTTACTACGAGAAAATGCTATCCGAGTTGAAAGTATCTTAAAACAGGGGAATTCACATGGAATAAAGAAGCTTGTTAAAAGACTACGATATATATTCCCCTGTGTGTTAGGCTGTGGAAAAGAAATTTCAGTATATCCCCAAAAACTAAAAACCCACACAGGTAGGTGTCGTCTGTGCGCAGGCAGAAACCGTAAGGACCGAGTGTTCTGTCATTGTGGGCTTAGGGCAGTGGGCCGAGGACTGTGTCAACAGCATTACTATGAGAAATACAAGGAAGAGCTATCGGCTATCGGCAAAAAGTGGCTTCGCAGTCTTAAGGGACGTTGGAGCAACTTGAAGAGAGCAATAAAGTGTAGTGGGGTTCCTTCAGACATAGACCTGCCCGCATATTCTAACCTCATTAAAAACCCTTGTTGGTATTGTGGTGGGTTGCTAAATGAATCTGGACACGGGTTAGACAAGAAAATTCCTAAAAGCGGGTATACTCTACAAAACGTTGTACCTTGTTGTGTGATTTGCAATAGAATAAAAAACAAGTACCTTACCCACGAAGAAATGAAAGTAGCAATGAAGGCGGTGATAGAATACAGGAGTAAAATGAGTGTAAATAACTATTCGTTTCAAAATTAGAGACGAATATGGGCCTAAGCTTTACAGCCAGCTTTCTCATCACATCCCGCCCTTCGGATGCCAAAATCGACCTCCTCACGAGGCAGATGCAGCTTTCCAAGGAACAGGTGGAAATGTGCATCGCCGCCGACCCCAGCCCCAATCAAACGGATTTTGTGACTTGGCTTGCCCGGATGGTGAAGGGTGGTCTCATCCGTCTCCCCGAGGACGCCGAGGGTATCAAGGAGAACCTCTCCCGTTTTCAGACGCAGAAGCGCCAGCCGGGCTTTGGCGGCAACAAGGACATCAACAGTTATAAGACCCCCGGAGACCTTGCCCGGACCCTCGAAGCGAATGCCATGACGGTCATTCGCTCCAAGAATTTTGACACCTTCAAGAACTTGCCGGGACAGCAAATCATCGTTCAAAAGGGTGACTTCGTTATCTTCAAGGTGACCAATCCCGAGGCGCTCCGCATTCTCTCCGACTCAACGGAATGGTGTACCCGCCATGGTGCCGCCAGCAGCTACCTCAGAACCGGACCCAGCTATGTGATTTTCTACCGAGGACTTCCCTTCGCTCAGCTTCACCCCTCCAGCAATCAGTACAAGGACCGCAGGGATGAGTCTCTCATCGTGCAATATCATCAGCCGAGTACGAGCAAGCGTTACAAGGGTTGGGGGCACTACGAGGACGTTCCGGGACCCCTCATTGGTACCGCCATCACCCATCCGGTAGCTCGGGAAGCAGCGGACTACATCGCTGCTGTGGACCCGCAGGTGGATGCGTGGATGAAGAAGCAGAGCCTTAGTGACCCAGTGATACTGGGTCAACAGCTTCTCACCAGTAATGACCACTGGATAGATGGTCATATACTGACCGGCACCCCGCTCACCCCAGAGGAGATGGAGTATCTTAAAATCCAGTGGCCTTCGGTGGGAATCCCCAAGCTTAAGAGGTATGCAGACAAGTTCTATCCGAGGCAGCGGTGGGAGTTGTTCGAGTATGTTCTGCTTAAGAACCTTGGCAAGTACATTGGAACGGCTGTAGAATATGTCAATGACCATATCCGTGGTCGCTGGCCTGCCATTGAACCCACCCTCCTGCGCCGGGCGGCGATAGACAACGACAACGCCACACGGGCACTGAATTATGCTGCCACGGTCATCAAAGGACGTTGGACAGCGTTGGAGCACAAGTTCTGGACTACCGCTGGCAATGAGACCATGGGTAAACTGGCTGTTCAGTATGCCTTGAAGATTATCAAAAAGCCGTGGCGGGAAATATCCACGCAACGGTCTTTCGAGTTCGGCGGTATGCCCCGGCCTGAAATGCTCATGTGCAAGTATGCTCCCAAGGAAGCCATGGAGTATGCCAAGGCGTTTCACATTGAATCGTGGGACGAGTTGGGAGAAATTCTGCTTGCTGACCACAACTATACCACCTACTTTGACTATTTGAATAACATGAAAGGGGGAGCGAGAGACCCCCGGTTGGAAGCCATGCTCACCCAACCCAAGTTAGTTTTCTACAATGTTCAAGAGCCTATGGATAAGCGGGACCGGAGGCAGTGGATGCGTGATAATCCCGGAAATCCTGTGGTCCCCGCCACGAAATCGACCACGAAATATGTCAATAAAGATGCCGTGAGGGCCGACTACGCTGAGCAGATTATCAAGGGTCGCTGGCCTGAGTTGGAGGAGCGATACCTCAACGAGATGAGGGATAAAAAGAATGAACTCATCCCGGATGATTTTGAGCGTCTGGAGCGTAACTCATACCACGATGACAAGTTCCCCGGTGCCATGGGGGGATATATCAAAGATGTCATCAAGGGCCGCTGGCCTGAGTTGGAGGCGGTTCTTCTTCAAAGATACAAGGATTATCCCGACATGTGGCAGAGCAACCAAGCTTTGGTTGCCGGGTATCTCAATCTGCTTAAGCCCGAAAAGCACACCTATGAGGTTCCCAACTGGAATAAGCCCATGGAGCCGGTTGTGGGGGTATGGCCGGATGGTGAAGACATCCTGAAACAGCGTAGCCAACCTTATGAGGATAAGCTGGAACGGATTGCCGAGGCTGAGTATCGACAGGAGACCACTTACCCCGAACCTGACCGGGATGACCCCTTGTGGTATCCGGCGCACGAGATTGCCGAGTATGTACGCTGGCTTCGTCAAAATGGTGAGGACTGGCCCGAAGGCGTTATCCTGTTGAATAAATTGGAAGATTTCCGTGATGCCAAGCGCCGGGAGGCGAAGGCACAAGGGAAGTACTACACCTCCCTGACCAATCGAGTGGCCTCCAACGACTTGCTCAACCCCAAGAGAATCCTACCGCTTGAAAAAAATCCCTAAATTCCTCTCTTCTCGTGGTATACTATAATTGAGGAGAACATGTCTATGGCTTTTACCAAAGCGCAGGCTGTATCGCCTATCACATTGGAAGACCTAAAGCTGGAACCTTCCAGCAAACCCCTCGCCCTAATTTTTTCAGGAAAGTTCAACTACAAGGGCTACGGCAGACAAATCGCTGCCTGTCATCTGGACGCCTATGTAGGCCCCGACCGCAAAGTCTTTATCGCCACGGAGATTGACACCAACCCCGGTTGTTCCATCACCAATGGAATTGAAATGGTCGCTGATGCCGTCGAAGAGCAGTTTAGCCTTGGGCACGTATTCGGCCCCACGTCCGACCGCACCAACATCCTTGTGGAACACTATGATAACCGGAGCTATTCCAGCCATCCCGACCGGGATGACTACTCCATCATGGAATTCAAAGGCGAAAAAGGCAGTTACAAGTACTACAGCGACCCCGGCTGGTGGGGCGTTGAGAAATCCGAAATTGAGCGCCTGATTGGAGGGCGATTATAAATTTATAAAAAGTTCCACCCATCTAAGGGGTAGCTAGTCCAATTTCCAACTATGTATATCCTTTATAGGAGGTTATATGAAAAGAGTTGGAGATTTGACAAACAGGAGGTTGGGGCATTTAGTTGCATTAAGAAGAGATGAATTTATACCCCGAAAGTGGGTATGCAAATGTGATTGCGGCAAAGAATGCTGCGTTGAGGGAAGAAAGCTAAACTCCGGGGTCAGGAGTAGCTGTGGTTGTAGGGGGTTTGAAAACATTGTCGGTAAACGATTCGGATACCTTACCGTCCTTGGATTAAAGGAGATACACAATCAAAAAACTTTCTTTGAATGTCTTTGTGATTGTGGAAAAATAACCGTTGTCGGCAGATGCAAGTTGTTGGACAGTCACACAAGGAGTTGCGGGTGCTTGTACACGCAAACCCGAGAGAGCGAGCGTAAAGCCTTTGGTGCATCCGCTGCCAGAAAAACTGTAAGACAGTATGAACGTAACGCCGTGGCGAGAAACCTTGTTTTTGGTCTTACTAATGAGGAAGCGATTGATATCCTTAAAAAAGACTGTTGGTACTGTGGGTCTCCACCACAGCGGGAAGTGCGGCTCGCAACGGGATACGGATACTTTATGTGCAATGGAATCGACCGCTTAAACAACGACCTCGGATATTTAAAAGATAATATCGTTCCCGCTTGTAAGAAATGTAATGAGAGGAAGAAAGCGGATTCCGTTGATGAGTTTCTGCATTGGGTGGAGCGCATAGCGAAATACAGATTGGGGTTAAAATAATGAATATCCTATACTATCCCACAGAGATTTTACTCCAAAGGTCTGAGACGGTTACGGAATTTGGCGAATTTTTAGTAAAACTGTGCAATGAAATGATAGAAATAATGTTATCTTACAACGGTTTGGGTTTAGCTGCTCCCCAAGTGGGTGTTAGTCGAAGAGTCTTTATCATGAAACTTGCGGACGGTAAAAAAATAATTGCTGTCAACCCAAAAATTACGCCTAAAGGTGAGTATAAGATTATTGAGGAGGGTTGCTTGTCCTTCCCAAATTTTTACGGACCTGTTTCTCGACGGGATGAATGTACAATTATCTATCAAGAGCCAATGAGCGGGAAAGAAACGACTTTGGAACTCACGGGTTTAGACGCTCATTGCGCTCAACACGAAGAGGACCACATCAACGGAATTCTTTTTATTCAGAGGATGCCGAAGCATTATCGCAAAAAGCTTTTGAAGGAATGGAGCAAAAAGCATTAAGTTGCCCGGCCCCTGCCGGTTTGTAGGACTCGCATCGCCACGGGTCTGACGTTACGGTGGGGAAACAGGGACGGCTCTTTTAGGAAAGCCAGAAGCCTCATAACCTTCCGGCATCCGTTCGACTCGGATGGAGCCGCCGACCATGGGCGCAGAGTTTTCGGCGGGTAGCTCAGTTGGAGTTCTTAGACTGGAGGGCGATAGGCCATCGTTGCCAGTCTGAGACTTATTCGAGGCCGGGGAGGCTAGTGACCATAGCCTTTTCGGAATCGGGTAGAGAGCACCCTCATTCACATGAGGGCGGAGTGAGATTTCCAATCTCCGTATCAAAGGGCTGGTAACCCTAAGCCCGCCCAAATTTCAAGGAGGCTGTATGGCATCGAAGCGTAATCCCCATCTATCAAGGTTGAGCACCGAGGAGTTGGAAGCCGAACTTGAAGCTCGGGAAGCGGAGGGAAATGCGCCTCCCCCGCTGCTTGAGAAACCCGACTGGAACAATCTGAAAGCTTTCGTGGTGAGCCAGATTGAGGAAATCTCCAAGCCAGACGGCTATGCCAAGGACTTCGAGCACTATGTGTTCGAGCAAGTCATGAGTACCCTTTATGGCAAGGGATTTTGGGCTTGGTACAATGAAGGACCCTGCGAGCGTGCCGGTGGTTAAGGACAACCATGACCCCGTTTGGAAAGGTGTTCCAAATCCGTTGGAAGGAGGCACTCGGCAGACCCGAGTGCCCCTACCTTTATCGGTGGACGCTTATCATCTTCGGGTTCTCCATCCGGCTCCATCACTGGCTCCGGTCAGATGACCGGCGTTTTTTCCACGACCATGCCAGCAATTTCGTATCTATTATTCTCAAAGGTCATTACAAGAATGTGACCCCGGATGGGACCTTCGAGGTTAAGGCCGGGTCTATCTGGAAATCGGACGCCTTGCGCCGTCACTACTTGGACATTCCCAAAGGCGGGGCTTGGACTTTGCTCTTCTGTGGTCGGCCCTACCATAAGTGGGGATTCTACGTGAAGGGGCACAAGTGGCGTCCTTTACGCTATTTCAGCAAGTTTGGAATCATTCAAGACGAGAATTACCAGTAGGAGACGTATGGGAAAGAAAATTCAGATGTTAAGCCCGGTGGTCTGCTTGCATTGCGGAGCGGTCTACGACCTGTGTGCCACGGAACCAATCGCCCGCCACGCCGACTGTGACGTATTCAAAACACCATGCTGCCATCGGACCGCCGACACCCACAAGTGGAAGGGTCTGCCAGATTACCAGGACCTGCGGCAGGATGATTTCATGCCCATGGATATCATGGGGAACATGCGTCATATGCGCATCATCGACCCGGAGGAAACTCGGGCGGCTATCAGGGCCAAGGAGGTTGTATGAGCACTGGAACACTGACTTGCACCGTGGGATGTAACAGCGTCCAAATCAACAAACGGGGCGATGACTGCTTTGGAGCGCCCAACACCATTTACGCCCGAGTCATCAGCCGGGACGGCAACAATGTCTACCTTGAAGAGGCGGATGTTGCTAAGATTCTTGAACTTATGGGGGTTTTGAAGGACGTTATCTCCCATGGCCTGACCAGCACCCCCAAGGACAAAAAGGCGTGGGCAAAGAAACGCAGCACATTTTCCTCCACTGCCGCCTGACTTCGTGGTATACTGTTACTGAGGAGACCTATGGAACTCGAAAAGACATCGCACAGTGAACAGTACATGGATTACTCCGGGGGTAAGGAAAATGCCCCCACGCTGACCGTTATGGTCGGCCCGGCTGGCTCAGGAAAGTCCACCCATGCCCGCAGTCTTGTCAACTGGGCAGCGGGAGCGACCGTCCGGGTAAACCGGGACACCATCCGTGCCATGCTCTACTGTGATTCCCCGTGGAACCACTCGAAGGAAGATGTGGTCCGCAAGTATGAGGAAGAGGGCATCCGTATGTTCCTCGCCATGGGACTCAACGTCATCGTGGATGACACCAACTGCGTGTCCCGCACCCGGCAAAAGCTGGAAGAGATTGCCCGTGGCGCTCGGGTAAAGTTCTGCCTGCATGTCATGAACGTGGACAAGGAAGAGTGTAAGCGGCGGAACGCCCTACGCACCGGCAAAGAATGCGTGCCCGAGGAAGCCATCGACCAACAGTTCAAGCGGCTGCGGGAAACAACCGTCCGCCCGGCTGGCTACGGTCTGGATGAAACCAACCGGGCGGTAGACGACTGGAACGAGCTTAACGCCGTCATCGCCGGGGGCAGGGACTTTCACGAGCGCCTGCCGGGCGCACCGTGGGTGTTCTGCGACGTGGACGGCAGCCTTGCCGAGAACGAGGGCGAGCGGAACCAGTTCGACGAGACGAAGGTCCTGCTGGACTCCTGCCGGGAGGGCGTGGCGAAGTGGGTCCGGGGACTGTACAGCACCCACAATATCGGAATTCTCAGTGGAAGACACGACTCCTGCTCGACAGACACTTGTTCTTGGCTGAGTTGTTATCGGGTGCCATTCGACCTCCTCTTGATGCGCCCGGCTACCAACTTTGACCACGATTATATCGTCAAGCGACGGATTATGGAGACGATACTCCGGGTCATTCCGAAGGAACGAATAGCTTTTTTGATTGATGACAGATGGCAAGTAATCCGTATGTGGAAGGACATGGGGTTCAAGGTTTACCCTGTGGGCGGAACCACGGACCACTCTGCTACTTGCCAGTTCAAGCCGGAAAAGAAAGGTTGGAGGCATTGCCCCCGATACGGAGCCTACGAAGATTTTTGACGACTGAACTATTGGATGCCTATATTGGGGGGTGCTCCAATAGAGCATTCATAGACTATGTGGAAACTGAACTGCCCACGCTGTGGGAAGGAAAGGGAATACAAGCGGTATAGCTCCTATTGGCAAGCGATTAAAGACGGCTCAATATGCCAAACTTGTTCAGGAATCAAGAGCCGTGCTTTGACGCCAGAACAAGAAGAACAAGCAGTAAGCCTCAACAAAGACGGGGTGTCTAATCGTAAGATTGCTCTGCAATTTGGCGTATCGAGAAACACGGTCAGAGAAACACTGAGTAAGCACGGACTAAGGTCAAGCTCCCGTATCAGGCATAGGCTGGATATCATAGATGCCGAACGGGCGAGATGTTGGAAGTGTAAAGAAGTGAAGCCTGTCGGTGATTTCAAGTTGGTTGCTCGACCGGGAAATGACCCATACAGGGAGTCGGTGTGCCGTGGATGCCGAGAAAAAGAAAGCACTCTCAGAATGGCCTCTGATTTTCGTAAATACCTGAAAGCAAGATGGGGCAGGCTTAGAAAAAGTTCTGAGAAAAACAAGGTGCTTTTCAGCATCAACCCAGAGGACCTATATCGACAGTATGAAGAACAGGATGGTAGGTGTTTCTATACCGACTATCCACTCAGTTTGGAGCCTAATGCAGCTTTAACCCTTTCGGTTGACAGGGTAGTCCCGGAAGGGGGGTATGTCAAAGGAAATGTCGTGCTCTGTGGTAAACGGGTGAACACCATAAAAAATGATGTAACCTTGGAGGAAATGATGACTTGGATGCCCGATTGGTATGCTCGGGCGGAAAAGTTCAAGAGGGTCTTATGAGCATCTGTGGCAAGCCAATGCCGAAAGCGAGGAATGGAGCCGACCGGGGAATCTGCACTAGACCACATAATCATGGTCCCAAAGGTGGTTGTCACGGCAACGGCACTTGTTTCGGATGCGGTATTAAACTGACATCTTTAACATCTAGTTTTTCTGTTGCTAACCGTGGACAAGGAGAGTGTAAAGTTTGTAAAAAAGAACGGTGCAGGAAGGACCGTGGTAGCCAACCACTTAATGTCCAGAATCCCGGAGAATTTCACGCTTTTCCGTGTGGGTGCAGTGGAGTTCTCCCTGTAGAAGGTTCAAACAAGTTTTCTATGGCAGGAACTCATCGAGGGAAAAGACAATATGTTTGTCGTGTGTCTTTCATTATCAAGGGTTCTAATGACAGAGCAAAAAAGGGGAGATACCAACCCATTTTTCAAGATACCCCTCATACGGTAATTCGTAAATTGATGGAGGAGCCTAACTGCGAATGTTGTGGAGAAACACTGTCATGGAAAGTGTTAGCACGTGGAAAAACTCCCCACCTTCATCATGACCATAAAACAGGCGAAATCTATGGATTCGCCCACCCAAAATGTAACCCTTTAGCAATGGAGAAAGAAATAGAACGACTGAAAGCCTTGCTTAAAGCACAAGAGATGGATTTATGAAGCTTGAAAATCTGCTAAACATTGACGAACTGAACAAGCAAATCAGGGAGGGTTTTATCAATGAGCGCCGTCACCCCGCACTGCCCCTGCGAATCCTGAATTACTCGAATCGTTGTACTTTCGAGAATCACTGGTCTCTTGAAGCTTGTATCTGCCGTGGTCTGATTGTGGATGACGCCGGGGTGATTGTATCCAGACCCCCATCAAAATTTTTCAACCTCAACCAAAGAGGACCCCACATTTTCCGCAACAATCAGGGGGAGTTGGAAGTTCAAGACGAGACGTTCACCCCAGAGTTCCTCCTCGGGCAGGCGAAGATGTGGAGGTCTCCTATAACCATCACCCGCAAGCTGGATGGGTGGGCGGGAATCTCGTGGCACTACGAGGGCATCTACGGGGTCGCCAGCCGGGGTTCCTTTGACTCGCCGGGGGCGCAGTATGCCACGGAGAAGGTGCAGAAGTTCGTCAAGTATAGGGCGTTCGCTGATTTCCTTCCCGAGGATACCACTCTGTTCTTTGAGATTATCTCCAAGATTACCAAGGTGGTTGTCCCCTACAACTTCGAGGGGCTGGTGCTTATTGCTGCCATTGCCAACGAGACCGGGGAGGAATTGGAATACCCCGAGCTTGAGGCTTTCCACAAGCAGCTAAACAGCTATGCCAAGGACCGGGACTGGTGCCGGTTGGTGCCGAAGTTCGACATGTCGGTGGAAGAGTGCATGGCGGACAAGGACATGACGGAGGAGGGCTATGTTGCTGCCGTCTACCGGCCTCACTTCCCGCCTGTCCGGGCGAAGGTGAAGCTCGCCGAGTACTGTAGAATCCACAGGATTGTCACGGGAGTCACACCCCAGAAAATCTGGCAAGAAATGCACAATCCCATGTCTCCCTGGCTTGACCATAACAGCAAGCTGAACCATAATACAGGTGAAGTCCTCTACGATTTGTCTGTTCCAAGGGACTTTGCCAAATGGGTCAAAGGTTGGCAGATGGGATTGTACAAGGCGTTCCACGATAAGCTTTTGCAAGCCCTGAAAGCACAGAAGGCTTACAACGAGTTAGAGCGTGGCATCTACCCTGAGCACCGAAACAGGCTGCACTACTTGCATGGGTGTTTTCCCGTTGATATTGTCAATGCTGCCATCAAGCTAGAGAACGGCAACATTGTTGGAGCCTATGAGATTTTATGGAAGATGGTTCGTCCCTATGGTCGGGAGGAAACATACTATTTCGATGGCAAGGGAGAATGAATATCAAAAAATGAACTACCCAGTGCTTAGATAAATGCAAATTCACTAGGTGGGTTCATAAATGCCGACTAAGACTAATGATAGTATAATCGCACAAATCCTGAGTCTGCACCAGCAAGGGCTGAAGGACAAGGAGATTGCCGATAAGCTCGGAACGAGCAAGACCAACGTCCAGCATTATCTGGAGGGCAGGAGGGTCGTCCATAGGCGCAAGAAGGGTGACAAAACCCCCATAACCGATGATATACGGAGACAGATTATCCAGTTGCATGCTGGGGGCCTGAATGATTGGGAGATTGCCAGCGAACTTGATATAGGAAAGAGCACAGTCTCCTCATTTTTGCTTGGGAAGCGGGTCATCAACCATAAGCCAAGAAGGCAATACACGGGGGATGGTCACATCATCTGTTCTATATGCAAGCACTCCAAGTCCTCTGATGAGTTCGGCTCTCCAAGGTCAAACGGAAGGACGATATCCGAGTCATCGTTCTGCAAGGAGTGCCAGAGAGATAAGACCTTCAAGCGGCTATCCGACCCGTTAACCTATCTCCGCAAGCGGGTGAACGACTTGGCGGCAAGGTCCCGGAAACTCGGGGTCATTTTCAGACTGACGGTAGAAGACGCTTGGAGGATATATACTGAACAAAGGGGTAAGTGCTTTTACACAGGCGAACAGATGGCGCTTGCCCCCCGTTCAAAGGTGGCGGGCTTAAGAACATCATTGTCCTTTGACAAGGTAGTTCCAGAGCGGGGGTATGAGGAGAGCAATGTAGTCCTGTGTACCTACAAGGCAAACGCCGTCAAGCAGGACTTGACCTTGGACGAGATACGTGATTGGCTTCCGGGATGGTATCAAAAGTTGAAGGCATGTAGCCGTCTCGGCATAGGAAACATAATGTGCGCTCTTTGACCTCAGACAGCGGCGGCGGTCGCCGCCAGCACGGCAATAGGGATGACTTGGTGGAGATATTGGCGCTACCGAGCCTTTCAGACTTGGAGATGGGTATGTTCAAGGTGGGAGACAAAGCGGAAACCACAACCGGTCTCTCCGGGACGCTGACTGATTACGATGTGATATTTGGGAGATTTTTTCTCAGGTGTCCCGATGGATTCGGGTTGTGGGTACACCCCGAGAACCTCAAGTTACCGCTCGGGAACAAATGCCCTGTAAACGAGACAAATGAGACAGATGTTCCCGTTCGGGAACGGAGCAACATATGAAACAGAGCCGATTCTATATCCACTATATTCTGACTGACAAGGGGGAGGAATCCATCGAGTTTTCCGACAAGCTTTGTAAGCTACTCCGGGAGCGCTTTCCTGCGGACACGTTCTTCCAGAAATTCACCCCGGAAGTCATGAATCCCAACCTCCCCGGTACGCCCGGTATGGACCGCACTACCCTGACGTGGAAGCCGGTGGAGAATTCTAAGGTTCTGCTCATTGGCATTGGTGTCGGCGGCTTGTTCGGTTACCGATTGCAGCTTGAGAAAGAGTTTGAAGGTGTATCCCTCATCGCCGTCTGTCCGCCGCCCGGCCTCAGCCTTGCCCCCGCAGGAGGTCCAAGAGCGGTGCTGTACGGCTCCAAGGAAGGCGTGTACTCCCTTCCCATTGAGAAGTACCATGTGCCGCACACGCAGACCTTTGGCATCCCGTCCCTCCAGCATGGTCCCCAACTGGCGTTCTATGCCATCGCCTACTTGGTGG